AGTTCGTGACATTGATGACTTTAAAATGGAAGATTTTGAACTTGTCGGATACCAATCACACCCCCCAATCAAGATGCCGATGGCAGTTTAAATGGAACTCCTATAAATACGTCACCGCTTAAAGGTTGACTATGATCTCAGGGATTTACAAGATTCGAAACGTGAAGAACGATAAATGCTACGTGGGTAGTGCTAAGTCTTTCATTAAGCGCGAGAAGGAACATTTTCGCCTCCTGAAGAACGGCTCTCATTGGAACGTCAAACTCCAACGCGCCTTCAACAAATACGGGTCCGCTGCATTCGTGTTCGAAATTTGTGAGTTTGTTGTGTATACAAAAGAGATTATGGTTCTAGAAGATCAATGGATCGCTAAACTGGATGCTAAAAAGAACGGATACAACATCGCAGATGCTTCATTTGGCGATCAACTTAGCAATCACCCAAACAGAAAAGAGATCATTGAAAAGATAAGTCAAGGGCTACGAAAGACATTCTCTGAAATGTCTGTTGAAGAGCGAAAGCAAAAGTTCGGCAAGCCTGCCGAAGCGAATCCGATGTTTGGCAAGAAGCGTCCAGAGCATGTTCACAGGGCCATGAAAGATGGTGCACGCCGAGTAATGGAAGAGACAGGTCACGGACCCACTTTTGGCATACAAAAGTCAGATGTACATCGCGTCAAAATGTCAACAAATGCCAAAGAGCGTATTGGTGATAAAAATCCTTTCTTTGGAAGACGACACTCTGAAGAAACTAAGGCCAAAATATCCGAACGAGCAAAGGGTCGCAAGTGCGCCACGATGAGAGCAGTCATTATGCACAGTGTTAGATATGAGAAACTGAAGGACGCGGCGGACGTTGCAGGAGTTCACGTGACCACCATCCATTATCGTGCTTCATCCAACAATCCAAAATTTTATTATGTCTTTTTTGAAGATGCCCCAAAATAAGTCGCTCACTTTTGCCGAGTGTAAGATGCTTGCAAAGCAAACAGGTTTGCATGGTTTTACGGCATGGCTATATGCGTTTATGTTACTGCTGCGTGGTGTTAAGTGGGAAGACTAATGGACTACATAACTCTCGATAACTATCGCGTCTGCATTCAGCGGCTTGACAAATTTGCTGATGGAGAATAATAATGGGACATTACGCAGCAGAAATGTGTGGGGATGATTCAGGAACCCCAAAGAAGCAGCCCAATAAAGATTGGCTTGTTGATCATGACTTTACGATCATCATGGTAGATGATTTTGACAAGAAGTATGGAACTGTTCAAACTCGTTTTGGTGTAGTTTCTGGACACCCCGCCCTTAAACGCCATGGGTGGACACATTACAAAACGCGTGAAGAGGCTGAAGTGGCAGCAAGAATCAAATGTGAGGCAGCGGTAGAAGAAGCCCGGAACCATTTGACAACTATCAAGAAGACCTTGAAGGTCGACCGCCCCTGGGAAAAGAAGTGAATCTTAGTAAGTTTGTAGGACGTGATCAGCTTCCCGGAGATGAAGTAGCATTCGACCGGGTATGTGAGGCATTCACCGTGAAGGCTTCACCGTCTAAAAAGCCGTTCTACAGGTACATCCGTCCGTCAATGTTCAATCAACAACGATTGGACTTCGAGCCTAGTGCTTATGGTGGTGTGTGCCTGCGCTTTGAAGAACACGATGGAACCCTGTGGGTTGCGCACGCACGTTGTGCTGTAAATGAGTTGTTCTCAAAAGACGTGGCAAAGCGCATTGCAGACGCAAGGGCCGAGCACCTGTTGGAAATGAAATACCCAGAACAGGGGAACTGTGGTAAGTTTCCCATGACCAAGAAGACAAGCGAACTTTGTTCGCACTTGTTAGCTTGGGCTGAGACCTGGGTGCCAGAGACAAAGAATGCAACATTGTTGTATCATGCATTTGAGATGAAAGAGCTTGCCTCTGACATTCGGCTGATCGAGTTCACGAACGAACAACAAGAACAGCTCTCAAACGATTGGATCACCAGCATAGAAGCTGCAAAATTCAGCTCACAATATGGATCACAATATGGATCACAAGATCGGAAACATCGTTGAGGAAGTAACCTCTGGCATCATTGTGCAACAGGTAAATGCACAAGGGGTCATGGGATCTGGTATCGCAAAAGAGATTCGTACGAAGTACCCTATCGTTTGGGATGAGTACAGCGCGTTCATTGGCCCAGCTTATACGCAAAGGGACCGTGGGATTTGGCTTCTGGGTCAAATGATCCCTGTGCAAGTCACAAAAGATCTTTGGATCTGCAACATTGTCGGTCAGCAGTTCTTCGGGCGGGAACCTAAACGGTATACATCGTACGACGCGCTGGATACCGCGTTCAATCGTCTTGCCGCCTTCGCTGGTGACGCCGATCTTCCAGTACACTTCCCGCTTATAGGTTGTGGTCTTGGTGGTGCCGAATGGACTATTGTGAAGGCCATCATAGATTCACGGCTGAGTGGTCTGCAGACCACCCTGTGGACCCTGCCGGGATCAGACAATGAAGCCGTTCGGTAAATACGTAACCTCTTTCCACAAGCCCCAAGCTGGGTAACATATGGGCGAACACATCGACAACCGCCAGAACAAGCGCAAGAAGCCCCAGAAGGACAGGGATCCGGCCGCCCGGCTGGCCCGCACCTCCTTCAAACAGTACTTGCGTGATCTCGACGAAGAACTTCTTGAAGAAGACCTGAACTATGACGATCAGGACGATTCGAACACCGAATCATAAGTGATGGCTGGGTGGCTGATTGGCTAAATAGTCGGTCAACCATGGATCCAGCAAATGTTCGTCGTCCCTCTCACCGGTGATAAAGTAGAAACGGTAAATGGCGCTGTCCGCGTCGTTGTATCCTATTCTGCGTACAAAAATGAACCGGCGGTCTACGTCGAAACAGATGACGCCTCGACACCTGAGGCGATTCCATTTGACGACATCAAAAAAATCAATGGTACCCCTGTAAAGCTGACTCCTGGTAAGGTGTTCAGCTCGGCCTCGCTCATTAAGCGTAGGGTTCAACTTCCACAACAAAACGACAAGGCGATCATTGATGGCATGTCATTTAAGGTCAAAAGCCTTAAGCTCCGCCAGAGTGGAAAGCTCACAGCTGGTGTCCTCATTGTTGGAACGAACGAAGACAGTGAAAAACAAAGCGACACACGCATGGCTGCAATTGATCGAATTATCAGGGCGGATGGAGACAATGATTTCTCTAGATCTGCTTTCTTCTCGTTGTACAAAGATTACCTTGGACATTCAGATAAGTCATGAAGAGTCTTCTGTCCGAACTTGACAAGAGCGCAGGCAAAATAGCGTATCAGGCCTATACCATCAAACATGGTATTGAGGCCATAGAAATCATAGTTCCACTAAAAAATGCAGTGGTGTTTGAAACTCAGATCGTGAAGCGCAAGCTTGCGACCCGACAAGCCGTCCTCAAGTTCGTTGCAGAACATGGTGGCGAGCTGAAGAAGTAAGAGGGCGTGATGTCGGTTCCACTGCATCTTAATCAACTGTTTACGAACAATGCGGTCAGCCTGCTCGCGTTGCCAATCACAGATACAGATACATCGCTCCAAGTCATTCCAGGACATGGCGCATTGTACCCAATGCCTACTGGCGACGGGTCTGATTACTTCCTCATTACATTGGAAGATCAGTCCGCGACCGTTAGAGAAATCATCAAGGTCACCATTCGTGTTGGTGACACCCTGTTCTTTAATCTTTCAGATCGTGGGCTTGAGGGAACCACTGTTAGATCATGGACTGCATCAGCAGGACTTGATACTTTAGTCGACCACCGCATAACAGCTGAAACGCTTACTCGGGCAATGGAGAAGCCACTGGCTTCTGCAACACCAGGAGTGATGTGCTTCAACCAGACTTTTACATTACAGACACCAAACTCTGGCACAACAGTCATCACCTTAGATGGGAACTACCAATCAGGTTCCTCTCAACTTTATGTTGGCGGCCTTCGTCAGAAACTTGGAATTGATTACACAGAAACAGCACCTAATGAACTTACCCTGCAGTTTGAGCTAACGCAGACTATGGTTGATGAAGGTCAACACATCACTGTGGACTTTTTATCCGCGTGATATGAGTCTAAATACACCAGCTCATTAAGGAACCATCATGGCATTGACATTGACAAAGATTCGCGGTAATACGCAGATCATGGACGGCACGATTGATGATGCACAAATTGCATCAGATGCCGGTATTCAAACCTCCAAACTCGCCGACGGCGCGAAGCTGATCTTCAATGATGGCTCACGTCCGTTTACTTCAACTATCGCTGGTATCATGCCAACGTTGCCAGCACACCTGACAACGAAGGAATACGTTGACAACGTTGCTACTGGACTCGATGTCAAGCAATCTGTTCGCACTATTGCATTGACAAATGTCGCGTTGACCGGTCCAGCAACCATCGACGGCGTCGTCATGGTCACTGGTGATCGCGTATTGCTCACTGGTCAAACGAACGCCTATGAAAATGGCATCTACGTTGTTGATACGACTACCGCCTGGGCTCGTTCGACAGACGCTGATAACGTTCCAGCTGGCGAAGTCACGGCTGGTATGTTCACCTTCGTTGAAGAAGGTTCTTACGGCGGTTCTGGCTGGGTTCTGAACACGCCTAATCCAATTACTCTAGGCACGACTGCACTGACCTTCGTTCAGTTCTCTCAAGCTGGTGTCATTGTTGCAGGTGCTGGTCTTACAAAGACTGGTACAGTGGTTGACGTCGTATCTGCAAACGGCGGTATCGTCGTCAATGCTGATAACATTGCCTTGACACTTGACGGGTCCACGCTTGCCATCACCTCCAATGGTCTGAAGCTTGCTGACTTGGCAAGCGGCAGCATCCTGATTGGTAATGGTTCGAACGTCGCAACAGCACAAGCTCTGTCTGGTGACGTCACAATGACGAACACAGGCGTCGTGACGATTTCGAACGGCGCAATCACGAACACGAAGATCACCGACGGCACCATCTCGCTCGCAAAGCTTGCATCTGGTTCCGCCGCACAGATCATCATCACTGACGGTTCTGGCGTCCCAACTTACGCTACCACCTCTGGTGATGCAACAATTGCATCTTCCGGTGCAATCACGATCGGCGCTTCGGCTGTCACGACTTCAAAGATCGCTGATGCGAACGTTACTCTGGCCAAGATTGAAACTCTTGATCAAGCGAAGTTCATCATCGGTACAACTACAGGCAATGCACAAGTTGCAATGTCTGGTGATGCAACAATGGATCAGACTGGTGCAGTCACGATCAGTGCTTCAACAGTTGTCAAGGTCGCCGACATCATCACGCGTGAAACACCAGCTGGTGCTATCGACGGTACGAACCCAACATTCGTGTTGGCGAACACACCGAAGACTGGCACAGAGCATGTGTACTACAACGGCGTTCTCCAAGACTCCGGTTCTGGCAACGACTACACGATCTCTGGTGCAACCATCACGTTTGCGTTCAATCCACTTCCATCTGATAAAATCCGGGTTTCTTACTTTAAGTAAATGAAGAACAAGGGCTAGGACGAATCCTAGCCCAATCATATCTGAATACAAAAGGCACACTGTGAGTCGCACGCAAATCCCAGGCCAACAGATTCTTGATCAAAGTGTTGACACGCCTGATCTGAAAGATCGCGCAGTAACTGATGCTAAGCTGGCACTAACTGGGGTCAGTGCAAACACCTATACTCAAGTCACAGTTAACGCAGAAGGTAGAGTAACGGATGGTGCAAATCCAACCACCCTTAGTGGTTACGGAATCACCGACGCACTCTCAACATCCTTCCCACTTATTTCTGCCACGAACATCTCAACCTCGTATCCAAACTCAAGGTACCTGCGTGGCACGCTGAATCAGATAGTCAGCACTGACAATGGTGCTGGGTCTTCAATTGATATTTCACTTGCAAGCAACGTCATCTTCCCTGGAACAGGTGCGCTTACTTTAACCAAAGGTGGCACAGCAGACCGACCATTGGTAGCAGTAGATGGTATGCTTCGGTTTAACACCGACACCATCGCCTATGAGGTTCCAATAAGCTCAGTTTGGAAGAACATTGTTCTTGATGATGACCCACGCCTGCGCCAAATTGCGCGGCGCGTTGCGGTCGTCTCTGATAATCCTGGCCCGGGTGAATTTACATCCATTGCGGCGGCCTGCGCGGCCATCACAACAGCAACAGCAACAGACCAGTGGTTGGTTGAGGTTTCACCAGGCACCTATGTAGAAACACAGATCAATGTGCCATCATACGTACACGTTGCTGGGCATTCAGAATATGAAGTCACTGTTAAGCCAGACAATGGATCGCACCCTCTATGGGTAATGGCTACTGCCTCAACGGTTTCATTCCTCACTGTTGACAGCGTCCTTGGTACAAATCAAGTTGCATTCCAATTGCACGACACCGGTGATTATGGCGTATTGTTGCACAAGGTTTCAGTAAGCAATACGAACTATGCATGGGACATCAAGTCTATTGCAACAAACACAGCTGTATATCTTGAGTACTGCGACACCACCGCTGATTCTTCTGGCGGCATTGGTTTGCGCGCTGAGTCTACAAATGGTTTCAGTGTTTACTTGAATGCTGAGAACTTCTATGTATACGGTGATGGATCACACAATTATGCACAGGGTATCCAACTTCTCGGCGTCGGAACAAAAGCGAACATTCAGGCCTTTGGCTTTGAGGGCACAGGCGGTGTAGGTGAAGCGATTTGCTTGCGTGATGGTGCTCGCGTTGACGCGAAAGCAGGTTCTATCTCTGGTTGGGATGTTGGTGTTCACCTTGAAAATACTGGAGCCGCATCAACTGGGAACTTCCTTGGTGTGGCCTTCCATGATAATACGACGTGGGACTTGCATGCTGAACATGTTGGCTCATTGGGAACACTAAACGGTACTGCAACACGCACGAAGATAAATGCAAGCGCAGCGCCCGGTTTTACGTCCGCCTTCAATGACATTGAAAACAATGAGTACGTTCAAACTGGCGGCTTCTTTATGGGTGAGACACAAGCTGCTCTCACTAATGTTTCTGAGTTGATTCTTGATTCTGGTCCAGTTGGTGTATTGAATGGTGGCGCGTTGTCAGCGCACCCAACACTGAGTGCAACTGTTGTGGTGGCCCCGGGTTATGGGTACCTTATGGACCCTGGAACACAACAGTTGAAGTTCATTCAATGGGGCTCCACAAACGTTACACTAGTTGACAACTCACCAAACACGATCTGGATTGACACTGACAACGTCTTCCACGCAACCAGTTCTGATCCTGACTCATACGCTAACATCATTCTTGGTGGGGCAATGTCATTCTCAGGTAACGTTGCATTCATTGGGCGCGTTGCGTTCAAGTCAGATAACGTTGCAACTCACCTTGATGAATATCTAAGAACCGTCTTTGGTCCAATCTTTTCTTCTGGATCATTTGTAACTGAGAGCGCAACACCACTGCAGCTTGATGTCTCATCTGGTGTTTACTACTTGTCACGCATTCGGTTCGCAC